AGCGGACTGCGAATACGCCAAGCAGATTCGGGACGCCCAGAAGAAGTTCTGGACGATAAAAAAGAAGACCCCGGAAGACAAGCTAAGGGAACGTATGCAGCGGCTAAGTGACGCCGTTGAGCGCCGCAAGCGCAAGGCCCTTGAGCTTTCAATGACTGCCGAGGCGAAGGCATTTGATGCGTCGGTAAAGTTCCTGATCGAAACCCTCGCCGACATATACGATGTGCCGCCAAGCATGATAACCTCCCACCGGAAGGACTACTCGGCGTCAATTGCGAAGCATCACTTCGTCTGGTCGATTCTGCGGTACTTCCCGGAAGTTTCTCTCTCGGAGATTGGCAGGATGGTCGGCAAGGACCACACGACCGTGATGCACTCACGGAAGCAGTTCAACAAGCTGCAATACTTCCACCAAGACAAGGTGGCAGCCGTTGACAGCCTTATGGGATACGAGCCGAGGTAGCTCACCGTACAGGCTTGCACTTGATCTACCAATCTTGGTATAATTCTCCTAAAGCATTGGCAGTGATGCGCCGGATTTGTAACCCGGATAACTCAGTGCAACTCTGGGTGGGAGAACCATTGTGGAATTAAAAAGATCCGAGGCTCTAAAGATGGGCCTAAAAAAATATGTTTCAGAAAATCCGTGTGTAAACGGTCATGTTTCCGAAAGATATACGCAGAACGGTCAATGCATTGAGTGTAAGAATCTTGTTAGGCTTGGCCGAAGAAAACCTTGTCCTCCGGGGCTTAGGTCTGAAATTGCCAAAAGAGTGCATCTGAGAAAGAGGGTCGAGGATTATAAGGAATGGCAGTCTGGTGCTGGCATTTTTTCAAACAGAACTATAAAGTTGATGTTGGCTGACTTTGAGGGGTATAAGTGCAGTTCTTGTGGAATTCCCGATTGGATGGGCAAGCATATTACCCTTGAGTTAGAGCACAAGGACGGGAACAGTGACAATAATTCTCCCGACAATGTTTGCCTAATTTGTCCAAACTGTCATTCTCAAACCCCGACATACAAGGGCGCAAACAAGGGAAATGGTAGGCACTTCCGACGCCAGCGTTACGCCGAAGGAAAAAGCTATTGAATTACGCAGAGCTAATCGACAAGATACCCGAATCTGAGAAGCCGGAGATCCTCCGGCTTCTTCGTGCTTTGGACGAGGCGAAGACTCGGGAGGCCGCTCAAGAGCATTACTTGGACTTCGTCAAGCTGATGTGGCCGGGGTTCATATCTGGTCGCCATCACAAGATCATGGCGGACGCATTTGAGAGGGTCGCCAAGGGTGAACTGAAGCGCCTGATCATCAACATGCCACCCCGGCATACGAAGTCTGAATTCGCCTCTTATCTGCTCCCGGCATGGTTTCTGGGTAAGTATCCCCAGAAGAAGATCATCCAGACGGCGCACACCGCAGAGCTTGCTGTGGGCTTCGGTCGAAAGGTCCGTAACCTTGTCGGATCCGATGACTACCGGAAGGTGTTTGCAGAAGTTAATCTCCAGTCAGATTCAAAGGCCGCTGGCCGCTGGTCAACGAACAAGGGTGGCGAGTATTTCGCTATCGGCGTTGGCGGTGCCGTTACTGGTAAGGGTGCCGACCTTCTGATCATCGACGACCCGCACTCCGAGCAGGAGGCCATGATGGGTCAGTTTGATGTTTCCGTATACGACAAGGTTTTCGAGTGGTACTCATCCGGACCCCGGCAGCGTTTACAGCCCGGAGGCGCTATCGTGATCGTCATGTGCATGACGGGCGATACCAGCGTTCTTATGGCAGACGGTTCTCAGAAGAAATTAAGAGATATAAGGGTCGGTGATTTCGTGGCCACGTATGAGCGTGGAGAAATGTCAGCCTCTTTCGTTTCTAACTTCCAGTCAAGTGGTTTTGATGATGTAGTCCGGATACAAACACGATCTGGCAGAATCATCAAGGCAAACAAGGAGCATCCATTCCTTGTTGAACATAATGGAGTACGGAAATGGGCGAGGGTGAAGGACCTTACAGTGGGTATGTCGCTTGTCGGGGCGACGGATGCGAACGGCCCGCTCGGTCTCAGAGTAAACCCGGACTTTGCGGCCCATGTCAAGCAAGGGAGTCGTACCACAGAAAAAACCCCGACGCACCACGGCTCCCAATTGGGCACCACGGAAAATGGCGAGGGAAAAAATGCGCCTGCGGAGAGCCAGTCTCAAGCAAAAGATTGTGCAGATCATGCTACCAAAAACAGCGCCCCGTCAAAAAGCGTCCAGAGCAAGCCCGGGCCTACCGAATTAAAAATCGCTACGGAATCACGGTTCAGCAGTACGAGGAAATGGTTACTGAGCGCAAAAACAGGTGCGACATTTGCGGCGAAGAACCTTCTTCAAAGAATACTCGCGCTCACTGGAGCGGGAAACTTTGCATCGACCATTGCCACGAAACTGGGAAGGTTCGCGGCCTCCTGTGCAATGACTGCAATCTCTCTGTCGGATACGGCAAGAGTCCGGAAAATCTTGAGAGGGCTGCGGAATACTTACGCATTCGACGCTGACGTTATTGTTCAACTGTCCGAGGCCGGACGTGCGGAAGTTTTTGACCTTGAGGTCCACCAAACAGAAAACTTTATCGCAAACGGAGTTGTCAGCCATAATACACGGTGGGCGAAGCGGGATCTGACCGGCCAGATCATCGACGCATCCGTCAAGAAGGAGGGTGCCGGTGAGTGGGAGGTGATTGAGCTTCCTGCGATTATGCCGTCTGGCGAACCTCTCTGGCCAGAATTCTGGTCAATTGACGAGCTTCAGCGACTTAAAGTTGAGCTTCCGATATCCAAGTGGTCGGCACAATACCAGCAGGATCCGACCTCCGAGGAGGGTGCGCTCATAAAGCGCGACTGGTGGAACATCTGGGAATCCGAGAAGGCCCCACACTGCGAGGCTGTTATCGTGGCCATGGATACTGCATTCTCGAAGACCGAGCGATCCGACTACTCGGCATGCGTCTGTTTCGGGGTTTTTAACCATCCAAATGCCACCGGGAAGCCGATCCCAAACCTTATCCTTCTCGATGCGTGGAAGGACAAGCTTGAGTTTCCCGAGCTGAAGGCTGCGACCGTCCAGTATTACAAGGACTGGAAACCTGATATGTTCATCGTGGAAAAGAAGGCTTCGGGTGCCCCTCTGATTGCGGAGCTTCGGAATGCCGGTATTCCGGTCCAAGAGTTTACACCTACCCGGGCGACGGGAGACAAGATCGTGCGTGTAAACGCAATCACGGACATATTCGCGTCTGGCGTTGTCTGGGCACCCGATGACCAGTTTGCCGAGGAGGTGGTCGAGGAATGTGCGGCATTCCCTTCCGGCGACCACGACGACTATGTGGACGCCGTTACGATGGCCCTGATGCGCTTCCGGCAGGGCGGCTTTATTATTCCCACCGACGAGGACGACGTTATCGAGACCCCGAAGTTCCGCAAAGAGGCGTTCTATTGATATAATGGGGCGAAAGAGAAAGACATCACATGATTGAGCCGAACATCCCGATTTCCCCGGAAACACCTCCCCTCGACATCGACATCGAGCTTCCTCCCGAGGATCTCGGGGCGAATGTGACGCCGATGGAGGACGGTGGTGTGACCGTTGACTTCGGCAGCCCCGATGAGGATCTGGCTCCCCCGGAGGAGCATGCCGCCAATCTGGCAGAGATCATGGACGAGGGTGATCTTCGGATGCTCGCCGAGGATCTCATTTCCTCATTTGAGGACGATGTAAACACCCGCGCCGATTGGGAGAAGGCATACCTTCAGGGTCTTGATCTTCTGGGTCTGAAGATCGAAGATCGTACAATCCCGTGGCCGGGCGCTTGCGGCGTATACCATCCAGTCCTCACTGAGGCCGTGATTCGCTTTCAGGCGCAGACGATCATGGAGGTCTTTCCCGCCTCCGGTCCCGTCCGTACCAAGATCGTTGGAAAGGCCAACGACGAACTCCTGAAGCAGGCTCACCGCGTTCAGGAAGAGATGAACTTCATCGTAACCGAGAAGATGCGCGACTACCGCTCCGAAACGGAGCAGCTTCTCTTCCGTCTACCTCTGGCTGGCTCTGCCTTCCGGAAGGTCTACTACGACCAGATGACGACCCGCCCCGCAGCCGTGTTCGTGCCTGCGGAGGACTTCGTCGTTGCATACGGCACAACAGATCTCGCCGCTTGCCCGCGTTACACACACGTAACGCGAATGTACCCGAACGAGCTTCGGAAATTACAGGTGAGTGGTTTCTACCGGGACATCGAGATTCCGACCCCGTCTCCGGACTACTCCACCTTGCAGAAGAAGTACGACAAGGTAAAGGGCGAGACCCCATCATTCTCTGACGACAATCGGCACACGATCCTTGAGATGTGCGTTGATCTTGACCTTCCGGGGTTTGAGAACGAAGACGGGATCGAGCTTCCGTATGTCGTGACAATCGAGAAATCCAGCCGCCAGATCCTTTCTGTGCGGCGCAATTGGCGGGAAGGCGATGACAAGTTTGAGAAGCGGCAGTATTTCGTTCATTACCAATACCTGCCGGGCCTTGGCTTCTACGGCACGGGACTCATTCACCTTATTGGCGGAATCGCTAAAAGTGCTACGTCAATCCTACGGCAACTTGTTGATGCTGGCACTCTGTCAAACCTTCCGGGAGGACTCAAGGCGCGGGGACTGAGGATCAAGGGCGACGACAATCCAATCATGCCGGGCGAGTTCCGCGATGTGGATGTTGCCTCCGGTTCTATCCGCGACTCGATCACATTCCTTCCGTACAAAGAACCCTCAAGCGTTCTTTACCAGCTTCTCGGCAACCTCGTTGATGAGGGTCGCCGCATCGGTTCTATCGCCGAGATGGATGTTGGAGACGCAAACCCCGAGGCTCCCGTCGGCACAACCCTTGCTCTCCTTGAGCGTTCGATGAAGGTCATGTCTGCCGTTCAGGCGCGTGTACACGATTCGCTCAGCCGCGAGTTCCAGCTTATCGCTGACGTGGTCAAGGAATACATGGGGCCTGAGTACGAGTACGTCGTCTCCGACAACCCCGAACAGCAGAACTTCAGCAGGACAGAAGACTTCGATGATCGGGTTGACATTATCCCTGTTTCCGACCCCAACGCCGCAACAATGGCACAGAAGGTCATGCAGTATCAGGCGGCGATGCAGCTTGCTCAGACTGCGCCGCCGAATATGTACAACATGGAGCTTCTTCACAGGCAGATGCTCCACGCATTGAACGTGCAGAACGTCGATCTGATCATTCAGTCGCAGCAGCCGCCCGTGTCTATGGACCCCGTCACAGAGAATATGACGGTCATGACCGGCAAGCCGATCACTGTGTTCCCGGATCAGGACCATGATGCCCATATCAAGGTTCACACTGCATTCATGCAGGATCCGGTTTACCAGCAGTTCATGTCCCAGAACCCGAACGCTCAAGCGTTTGCTGGTGCCATGCAGCAGCATCTTGCGGAACACTTCGCTCTCTCGTATCGTCGCCAGCTTGAACTGAAGCTTGGTGTCAGCCTCCCGCAGCAGGGCGAGCAGCTTCCGCCGGATATCCAGAATGATGTGGCCAAGCTTGCATCTGTCGCCGCTGATCGACTTCTCCAGCAGCATAATCAGGAGCAGGCTTTGGCGAAGCAGCAGCAGGAGGAAAATGATCCGCTCACCATCATGCAGCGTGAAGAGCTACGCATCAAGGAAGAAGCTGTCAAGGTTAAGGCAGCAGAGGCGGCAGCGGACGCTAAGTATAAGGAAGACAAGATCGCGCTTGAGGCGGCTAAAGTGGTCGGTCAGGCTGGCGACTCTCTTCGGAGAGGATTCTGATGACTGAGCTTGATGTGATCAAACAGAAAATCCGCAACAAGATGAATGAGTTGGCGGATGATCTTGCTCTCGGTTCGGCGAGGGATTTCGCCGAATATCGCCACTTGACCGGCATGATATCCGGTCTTGCGATGGTCGAGCGCGACATTCTGGACCTCGAACAGAGGCAGAGGGACGCTGAGTAATTTTGGGTATATCGTTTCCGTGTAGTATCATTGGCTTACATCGTAAGATGGCAACCACGCCGCAAGGCGCAACACACAGGAATGTGCATGTACTCGGAAAGCAAGCTGTCGAAAGACATTCTTGACAAGCTTCCTTCGCCCAAGGGCTACCGGATTCTTATCGCGGTTCCGGAGGTGGAGGAGAAGACAAAGGGCGGGATCATCCGGCCTGATGTCCTGAAGACGAAAGAGGAGACGGCCAGCATCGTTGGCCAAGTCCTCGTCATGGGGCCTGATTGTTTTTCAGACCCCGACCGCTTCCCAGCGGGGCCTTACTGCCAAGAAGGGGATTGGGTGATGTTCCGGGCTTACTCCGGCAC